GGAACGCGTACCAAAGCCGGCTCCCTACACAATATATCGTGATGGGAAGACGTTCACTTTTAGGCCACGTCGAATCGGAGTGGATCCTCAGGCTTACCGTGCGTCGTTGGATCAACACGACTACGTGAAGACTGAGGTGAGGTCCACTTCGGAAAGCGTTACAGTTACACCGGGAATTGGCCCCCCGGTGACTGGGAATACGGCGGCGTCACAGCAAGGAACCGGCTTTAATGGCGGTTTCATAACTATTTCGCCGTTCGACTCCAATGACCAAATAAAGGTCCTAAATAAGCTTCGGGAGAAGCTCCGAGGCTCCGACTTTAACGCGTCGGTGTTCCTCGGCGAAGGGCATCAAACCCTTCGTATGCTTGCTGATAGTGCGATTAGGATTAGGAAATCCTTAACGCACCTCAGGCGAGGTGATTTATCGGGTAGTGCCCGATCACTTCTGGAGGGGACCTCTCGGTCGCCTCTCAAGCCGTATTCGAGCATGAAGCAATTCAATGCGTCGAACTCTAAGACCATCGCGAACAACTGGATTGAACTCCAGTATGGCTGGCTGCCCCTCCTCAAGGACAGCTATGCTCTAGGTGAGGCTCTCGCCCACCGCCTAGAGCTTCCGTTAGAGATGAAAGTAAGCGCATCTCTACGTAAGGAGCAGAGCACTCAGGGTACTTTCACGTATCTGGGCTATTATCAGATGTTTCCCGGTGATCCTATCGGGAGATATTTTGGTACGGCTGCAGGTGCTACCCGCAGTGCGAAGCTTAAGACGACCATCTTCATGAAGGAGAGGCCGTCTTTCATAGCTGAGATGGGTTTAACTGACCCAACACAAATGCTATGGGAACTTACGCCCTGGTCTTTCGTAGCCGATTGGTTCATTCCAATCGGGAACTACTTAGACGCTCGGGGACTAACCTCCGTGTATCCTGGTACTTATTGTACGAGCGAGCTGGTCACTGGTAAAAACTTCCCCGTGAGGGGTTTGTCGAACCTGGTCGGTACGTTCGATCTCAGTAAATACTCAGCGGATAGCTATTATCCGAAAACGCGAGGTCATGCCGAGAAGTTCTCGTATTCGAGGACGTACTCTCAGGCACCGACGGTACCGCTACCGTCGTTTAAACCGCTTGCTAAGGTTGCCTCTTGGCAGCATTGCGCAAATGCGGTTGCACTACTTACCCAGCGTTTTGCCGGGGGTCGTGCAAACTGATCTAGTCCTAACCTGACGGTTCTCGTCAGAGGGGCTTCAACCAAAATCCGGTACTCCGGTAACAAAGGACAACGCATGTCAGCGTTAGCCAATATCACCGTCTTCGACGGTGCAGCCACACCCGTGTCCCACACCCTCGTGGGAGAGTCCATCGAGCGCTTGCCCGATGGTACTGTTGTGAGTAAGTGGAAGGAGTCCATCGCTGGGCTCCCAGACTACGCACAAGTTCGAGCTACCATGAGGAAGATCAAACTTCCGAGCGGTATCTTCCGGGTCTCCTGTCGTTCTGAGGTTCCAGTGATGGAGTCGATCGGAACAACCAACGCACTCGGTTACACGTCACCTCCAAAGGTGGCGTACATCGATACGTTGGACACGGTAGGGTACTTTCACGAGCGAGGTACTGTCACATCGCGCCGTCTCGCACGGCAGATCAATGTCAATATCATGGGCAATATCTCCACGTCTGTCGCAGCTGCGACGACTGGGCCGGCTAGTGAGCTGTTTGATCAGCTCATTATGCCGACTTAAGGTTCCATTCGTGGAACCTGCGGACCGCAAAACGGTTCGCGATACTGCCTGGGAGCAATGGATAGAGAGCGTCGGCCGTAAAAAGCCACGCACGAAGTCCCTGCTTCTCGCCTCCCTCCTAATTGGTTTCCAGTTAGGAACTTCCTCCACATTCTCTCTTGGAGATATTTATGCGGAAATTAGCGCATTGGTTGGAAGAGCTTTCCCCTTCCGAGTCGGTTGACTTTTATCGGGAACTAGCTATCTCGCACGCCTGGGAAGGCGGAGCTATCGGTGCTCGCATTGCTGAATTGATCCAGCGATGCAAATTCCGAGAACTATGCGAGTTCGAGATTGACTACAACATAGCGGGTCTGACTGCGAACGAAGTAAAACACGTTCGCCAGGCCCTCGCTTTCTTCCAGAAGTTGCCGGACCTAGAGATAGGGATCGACAAGGAAGAGAGAGCTATGGTGAAGTTTCTCGAAGCCGAAGAGCTTTGTAGACAAACCAACGACGTAATGAGGAAGTCGCGTCGGGGAGAGTTCCAATTCTCTCCCCGCGTTAGCGGTGTTATACATGCCGCGCAACGGAAAATCGCGCGAATTCTAGGTGACGTTCCCCCTCTGGGGAAGTTGGATCTACACTTCGGTCCTGGCGCTACCAGAGCGACCAGAAGAAAGGATGCGTCTGTTCGCCGCAAACTTGCGGAGACGCTCCAGTGTAGCGAAGAGTTATCTCCATTAGTTCCTTTCCTAATGGAGGAGCTGCCCCACCTAACCGACATCCATTCGGCCCTAACTAGGATCGATGAAGATGGCGAAGAGTGGGACCTGCTGAC